CTGTTTTAGATCCCGCCGGGCTATAAAAATTCCGAAAAACGCTTTATTTATGCGAGTTGTTCAAAAAAGCCATGACTTTTAAAAACTTATGACGAATCCGGGTAAACCAATAGAACTTAAAGAAAAGCTGGGCAATCCGAGCAAAACGGGCTCTCAGCCATTGCACGAAGTGGCCGAACCAGTAGACGGTCCACCGCCACCGCCAGTTGACTTACGCAGCGACGGTTTAGAACTCTGGCAAAAAGTGACAAGAGCGGCGGCGCTTTGGGTATCAGAGTCTGATTTATTTCAGCTAGCGCAGTTATGCCGCTTACAAGATCAATACGCCGACGTTAAACGCCGCATGGAACTAGCCGAAACCGACGAAACGTTTTTAAGTTACTCACTAGAAGCCCGCAAGCTGCTTGATGTCCAACGGGGATTCTTTAGCGATATGGGCCTTAACCCCCTTAGCCGTGGAAAACTGGGCCTGACGGTGGCTACCACTAAGGAAATCACCAGCAAGCTGGACAGGTGGCTGAAATGAAGCCTTATTACGAGGACGACGCCGTGACGATCTATCACGGCGACGCGCGCGAGATCCTGCCGGCAATCAACTTCGACGTGATCGTAACCGATCCGCCGTACGGCATTAGCTACGAGCAGAAAATTAAAACGGCCCGGAATTATGGTCCGATTCGCGGCGACGATTCTACCGAGCTTGCGGAGTGGTTGCTGGAGAACTACGGCGATAAACCCTTGTGCATTTTTGGCGCTAATCATTTTCCTTTTGCTTTGCCTGAAGCCGGGCGGTGGATTTGTTGGGATAAACGCGTCGTCGAATCTGCCGACAAAATGCTGGGTTCGTCGTTCGAGCTTGCCTGGATGTCGGGGCCAGACAAGGCCGGGGTTATGTATCGAATCCAACACGGCGGAGTGGTGAACGCAGACAAGGCGAACGAGCGTCGCGTTCACCCGACACAGAAACCCGTAACGCTTATGAAAAGAATCATTCAGGACTACTACCCCGAGGGAGTGGTGGTCGATCCGTTTATGGGATCTGGCACAACGCTCCGGGCAGCAAAAGACCTCGAGCGAAAAGCTATTGGCATTGAAACGGAGGAACGATATTGCGATATCGCAGTTAAACGATTAGCTCAGGGCGTGCTCGCATTATGACAACTAAAACCAGTTTGGGTGCTGAGGTAGCCGGATTTATAGAAACGTTTTGTAAACATCACCGAGGCGATTTAGCCGGCCAACACATAGAACTCAGACCGTTCCAACAAGAAATAATTAACGGGCTTTTTGAAACAAACGAAAACGGTTTATGGCAACACAAACACTGCCTTGTGATGTTGCCCCGCAAATCCGGGAAATCAGAGCTACTAAGCGCTATTGCATTGTGGGCGCTTATCGCTAGCGGAGAATGGGCGCCCGAGGTTTACTGCGTAGCAGCGTCTAAAGACCAGGCCCGCATCGTCCTCGACAATATAAAAGCAATGATTGAGCTAGAACCGGAACTAGCCGCAGCCGTAGAAGTGTTTAAAGATTCGCTGTTTTGTCCACTATCGGGCGGAGTTCTTCGGGTGCTATCTAGCGACGGACGACTGGCACACGGCCTTAACCCTACCTTTTGCATTGTGGACGAAACTTGGGCGCACAAGGACGGCGAACTAACAGAAGCGCTGTTAAGTGGCTCGGGAGCCCGCAAACAATCCATGTTGGTACACATCACAACACCAGGCAGCGGCGATGATTCCTATTTATGGCAGCTTGTGGAATACGACAAGCGAGTAAAAGCCGGAGAAATCACAGACCCTACTTGGTGGTCATATTGGAACCCGCCGCCGGAAAACATGGCACACGACCAGCTAGCGACCTGGCGTTATCATCCAGCGTTTGATGATTGGGTAAACGACGACTATTTACAATCACAAGTTCTACAATTACCGGAAGGCGAATTTAGGCGGTTGCACCTGGGACAATGGACCAAAGCACGCGAACAATGGCTATCAGCTGAACAGTTTGACGCCTGCCCACAAGCCGACATCGAAATAGGCGAAGAAGTCGTTTTCGCAGTAGACGCCAGTTTTGCTAACGATTCCACCGTCATAGTTGCCGCCACGCCAGACAAACGTTTAAAAGTAATGGAAATGTGGGAAAAACCAATAGGCGCTGACGACGCCTGGAGAGTGCCGCTAGACGAAGTAAGCCACCGTTTAACCGAGTTAATCGAAGAATGGAAACCAAGAGCGATTACTTACGACCCTTTCGCTATGCAACACGCTATGTTGCAAATTGAAGCCGAAACCGGAGCGCAACTTATTGAGTACCCTCAAAGCCCTAAACGCATGGTGCCAGCCTGCAGCCAATTTGCCGAACTAGTCCTAACTAGATCGCTAGCGCATGACCACAACCCCGCCCTATCTCGACACGTCGCAAACTGCCATACCCGCTCAGATAGATACGGTGTGAGAGTCACAAAAGAGACACGGCAAAGCAAGCGCAGAATAGACGCCGCCGTAGCATCCATAATGGCCCTTGACGTTGCACTACGCTTAGAACCAATAGTTACACCACCAAAACCAAAAATCTTTTAATGCTCGGGACTTTTTTACAGTTGCTCGCTTTTGGGCTCGCCGCCTATTTTGCTTACGTGTTAGGTAACATGGCCGGCCTTGGCCTCATATTGTGCGCTGCTCTAATGTTTCTAGGCGTAGTTGTCGAAAGGCAGACAATGTGATTACCCGCCTCCTAAGGAATCGCAAAACCGAAAACAGAGATATTAATTTCGTTATCCCGTCTCGAGGCATGACGCCGCAACCCCTAACGGGACCGCTCACAGTTAGTAACAGTTCAGCGCTAACCATTCCGACGCTTTACGCATGCGTGCAACTCATTAGCGATTCAATCGGCTCGTTACCATTTCACGCTTACAGGCGGGGCGAAATCGTGTTACCCACACCGCCAATACTGGAACAACCAGACCCCGCCGCTACACGCATAGACACAATCAGCAGCATTGTTAGCAGTTTGCTGTTAGCCGGCAACGCCTACTGTCTACTAGGTGACCGCGACAGCCTCGGATTCCCACGCGTAGCAATACCCATCAACCCGGACGCCGTAGCAGTACGCACAACGCAAAGCGGAGCCGTTGAATATCAAGTAAACGGCGTAGCTGTACCGTTTGACGACATCATGCACATAAGAGGCATGACCTTACCGGGCGCTAACGAGGGTTTAGGCGTTGTGACCGCTACCCGCCGTTCTCTAGGTATCGCAATAGCAGGGGACGAAATGGCCGCCGACTTTTACACAAGCGGCGCAGTACCCACAGGCGTTTTACAATCAGACACCGAACTAACACGCGAAGAAGCCGGCGACCTCAAAAGCGCATTCGTAGCCGCACACGGAGGCCGGCAACGTTCACCGGCTGTTTTATCGGCCGGCATTAAATATCAGCCGCTGCAGCTTTCACCTAAAGACCTTGAGTTTGTGCAAGCTCGTGTCAACTCGGCAAGAGAAATAACAACAATGTTTAAAGTGCCGTCGCACATGGTCAACGTGCCAAGTGAGGGCGGATCTATGACTTACCAGAACGTGCAACAGGACAGTATTAACTTTGTGAGGTTTTGTTTACGGGGCTGGTACTCGAGAGTTGAGCAGGCGTTTACGCAAGTGTTACCTAGAGGGCAAGTGGCCCGCCTCAACATAGACGCCCTAATTAGAGGATCACGTAACGAACGTTTCCAAGCACACAAAACAGCGTTAGAGGGCGGCTGGCTAACCATTGACGAAATACGAGATCTAGAAAACGTGACCGCTTCCGTAGCCCACGACGACTTATTAGGTTAAATCATGGAACTAGAACACCGAACTCTGAGCATTGTTGACATAGACACCAGGCAAGAGGGCAACGATCACCACATCGTGGCGCTAGTCGCACCGTGGAACGCAACATACGACGCCGGCAGCTACGTTGAGCGTTTAGGCAAAAGCGTATTCGATAAGTCAATAAAAGAACGTGGCACCGACATTCCCTTAATGCATGGTCACGATCGCGAAAACTTTCCCATAGGACGCTCCTACCAGTGGGAAAAGGACGCAAACGGCCTAATAGCCGATTTCCAAGTAGCACCGACCAGCAGAGCGCACGAAGCATTAGAACTAGCCAAAAACGGTTACGTTTCCGGTTTCAGCGTCGGTTTCTTGCCTATACGCAACGAAGAAAAACAAGTAGAGGGCCGCAGGCATCTAACACGAGTAGAAGCAAAACTAGACCACGTAGCGCTATTAACAGCGCCTACAGCGCCCGCATACGGTGACGCACAATTAATCGCCGCTCGAGCGTTTGACCCGGACGACACAACACAAGCGCCACGGCTAGCTCGCTGGCGTCACTTTCTTGCTGATGATACGCGCTAAGGTTTTACATAGAACGCCAACGGCACGCCGGCGACGCCACCTGTCGTTACCTTCAATTAACCGAACGTAACAACAGGAGTAACGTTATTAATGAAACTTCTAGATCAACTGATAGAAGAACGCGCAGAAATTACGGCGCTACAAACACAACTGGTTAATCGTGCCGCCGACGAAGTGCGCGACTTAACCGAAGAAGAAGATAAAAACCTAGCTGACTTGCAAACACGCGCTAGCGAAGTAGACGCACGCATCGAAAACCTACGCGAAATGCACGAACGCACCCTAGAAGCAGACAAAATTAAAGCAGAGGTACGCGCCTTGAACGCAGAGAACCCCGTACAAGAACCAGCCGTAGGACAAGCAGTTGTTAAAGAAGAACCGCTGACCTATCGCAGCGACAACAGCCACGAACTCTCTTTTGTTAAAGACTTTATTGATTCGGTTGTGTCTAAGGACGTTGCAGCTACGGAGCGCATCCACCGCCACCAACAAGAAATGTTGGTTACACGTGACGGCACCACCAGCAACTACGCCGGTTTAGTCGTACCGCAGTACCTTACGGACTTGGCGGCGCCACTGGCTCGAGCGGGACGCCCATTTGCGGACCAGTGCCGTAACCTACCGCTTCCAGATTCTGGCATGACCCTTAACATTTCTAGGGTTACCACCGGATCGAGCGCAGCAATACAAGCAGCCGAAAACGACGCCGTATCAGAAACCGATATCGACGACACTCTCTTGACAAGCAACATCAGCACCGTAGCTAGCGGCCAGCAACTCAGCCGCCAGGCTATGGAGCGAGGCACCGGTATTGATGCGTTGGTAACTAGTGACATGGCTTCAGCGATGTCAACAACGCTAGACAACCAACTCATTAACGGCTCTGGGTCATCTGGGCAGCTGCTCGGAATTTCACAAGTAAGCGGCATTAACGCTGTTACTTACAATGATGCGAGCCCGACAGCAGCGGAGTTTTACAGCAAACTGCTTGACGCAGTGCAGCAGATCAACAGCGGCATTTATCGCCCTGCTGATCTAATTGTTATGCATCCTCGCCGGCTCGCATGGTTGCAAAGCTCGAGCGACGGCAACAGCCGCCCGCTTGTTGTGCCTGTAGCTAACGTGCCGCAAAACGCAATGGGAACCGGACCAGTTGCCGGATACGGAAACACCGGCACACAAATAGCCGGCATTCCGGTAGTAACCGACGCCAACATCCGTACCGATCTTGGAGCAGGCACAGAAGATGCGGTTTATGTGGTTTCACGTAACGACATGCTCCTGTTTGAGGACGGCGACATGATGATGCGCATGGACGAAACCGCAGGACTTAACCTTACGCTTACGCTGGTTATGTACTCCTACGTCGGATTCGTACCAGGCCGCTACCCCAAGGCCATCAGCGCAATTACTGGCACCGGCCTTATTGCACCGACCTTCTAGATAGAGGGACAACTAGGTAGGGGTCGGGTCTAACATGGCAGGCCCGGCCCCACCGCAACTCGTTAAGGAACCATGAGCACACACGACGCACTCTGGGAAAAACAAGCGCCTAGCCGAGTACAAAAACCGGCCGACGTGGAAGAAAAGCCAGCGGCAAAGAAAAAGGCGCCGGCTAAAAAGACCGCTACTAAGAAATAATGCCGACTTATACCAGCACAGCGCTAGTTAAAGCGTCGCTAGGCATACCTTCTGGCACAACGTCGGAAGACGCCTACATAGAAGATGCGATAGACGCCGCAGAGGACGAAATAAACAACTTTTGCGGTAGGACGTTTGTAGCTGACACCAGCGCAACGGCCCGTGTTTATCTGCCTTCTAGCAACGTGCTGGTATATACGGACGATTTCCACACAAAAGACAGTCTGGTAGTTAAACAGGATGACAGTAACAATGGGACGTACGGAACCACTCTGACCATTACCGAAGATTTTATAGTTGTTGGTAATTCGGCTCCGTATAACTGCATACGTTCGGTTTCTAGCCCATTTCCTCGTTACACAAGCGACCGGCCGACGGTCGAGGTAACGGCGAAATGGGGCTACCAGACTTCTATACCTTCAGCGGTAGCACAAGCGGCGCTGATCTTGTCCGCTCGACTATTCCAACGCCGTAGTAGCCCGTTAGGCGTTATGGCTGGCGTCGTGAACGATTTTGGGCCTATCCGGGTATCTCGCATAGACCCCGACATACAACGGTTGTTAGCCGGTTACAGGCGCATAGGTGTTGCATAGTGGCAGACTACGCCGCAATAAAAGACGGCATCCAGACACGGTTAGAAACGCTGTCTGGGTTGATTGTGGTTTTTGACACAGTGCCAGACCGTTTGGTACCGCCCGCCGCCGTTGTTATCCCTGGCAGTCCGCCCGCTGATTACAACGTTTCTATGGGCGCAAGCACAAACGCGAGCCAGTTGCAGCGTTTTAACTTTGATGTTCTTATTTTGGCGCAACGTTTTTACGCTGAAACAGCGCAAGACAAATTAGACGGTTACGTGTCTGGTACGGGAAGTGTTTATAACGCAATAGCCGGAGATACTACGCTAGGGGGTAGTGCGGCAGACGCACGAATTACGAGATTGTCGGATTACGGCCAAATCGTGGTAGGCGAGGGCGAGTTTATGGGCGCCCGTTTTGAATTGGAGGTATACGCAACGTGAGCGAATACAAGATAAAAGCCGGAAACGTTACTTTTGGTAAACCCGGCGAGACAGTAAACGAAAAAGATCTAGAGGGGCTCAACATTGAAGCTCTTATAGAAGGCGGTCATATCGCCGCAACAAAAGCAAAGAAAGAAGATAAATAATGGCCGCATTCATGTTAAATAATGCTTCAGTCACCATAAATTCCGTCGACCTTAGCGATCATGTAACGTCAATTACGTTTAGCGAAGAAGCAGACCAGCTAGAAACTACCGCTATGGGCGACAATAACCGCACCATGATTGGCGGGCTCAAATCTGGCACTATCGACCTTGAATTTAATCAAGATCTAGCAGCTTCTGACGTGCAAGCCACCATTAGAGCTCTGCTCGGAACTGTTACCGCTGTAGTTGTCAAGAACGACGCAGGCGCAACCGCCGCAACTAACCCACAATGGACCTTTAACGCACTTGTTACTGAATGGCCGTCAATTAACGGCACAGTTGGAGAACTGGCAACCGCTAGCGTAAGTTGGCCCATTACTGGAGCAGTGACACAAGCCACTAGCTAAAACAAACTGGAGAACACGTTGCTGAGAGCACAAATCCAAGTAACCGATAATCAAGGCGTATTACGGTCTTACGACGGTACCGGCGCGCTATTCATAGCATTTGAGCGAAAATTTAACGTCTCAATTCTAGAACTTGGCGAAAGTCCAAGGTTAGAGCACATTTATTGGCTTGGGTATGAAGCAGCCCGACGCCAAAACCAGCATGACCAACTGGACTTCGACCAATGGCTAGACGCCGGCTATTCCGTAGAATTTGAGGCCGACGACGCCCCTTTAGCCGAAGAAGCTACGCCTACCAGTTAGGTGTATTGGCTTTAAACACGGGGCAACCGCTCGACGTGCTGTTAAACGCCGACTCGCTTACGCTAATGGGGCTACTTACAGCTTGGAACGAAAAAGTTAAAGCCGAAGAAAAAGCGGCCAAGGCGGCTAGACGTGGCAAAACGAAATACCGGTAGATTAACCACAATCGAAATACAGGGTTTACGGCAGGCCCAACGCATAATGGGCCGTTTAGACGCCGATTTCAAAAAGCGTTTTAAAGACATCCACAAGGGCGCCGCCGACATAGTGGCCGAGGAAGCACGCAAGTTAGCGCCAAAACAAAGCGGACGTTTACGAAACGACATACGCACCAGCGGCACCACTAAAGGCGGTGTCGTACGAGTAGGCCGCAAGAAAATACCGTACGCCGGTCGTGTCATGTTTGGTGACCCCATCACGTTTAGGGACCGTTTGATGCGTCGAGCGCAACGGCGGCGAGTGCCACAACCGTTTATTTATAAAGCGGCAGACATCCAATTTAGAAACGTCGTGGATTACTATAACGATGAGCTAGAACAAATTCTGGACGACGCAATAGAGGTAGCGAACCGTGGCGGGTAAAAAAGCGTCAATAAGTATGCTCATAGGGGGCGACGCCTCCGGGTTACGAAAAGCCACTAAAAACGCCACGCGCTCACTCGAAAAGTTTTCTAAATCAACAGCAAACGCCACTAAAAAAGTAACCGCCTCTGTAGCAAAAATGACGGCCGGCATAAGTGTTGCCGCCGTAGGGTTAGGAGCTAAGGCCGTAGACCTCGCTAGCGACTTTGACGAGTCTATGAGCAAAACGCAGGCCATATTTAGAAGCGGCGCAGATTCGATTATCGCATCATCTAAAGAAGCGGCAACCGCCGTAGGACTATCACGGGGCGAGTTTTTAGAAGCAGCGTCTAGTTTCGGTGTTTTTGGCACCGCCGCCGGCTTATCTGGAGACGATTTAGCGACGTTTAGCGCCGATTTAGTGCGCACTTCAGCTGACGTAGCCAGCTTTAACAACTTACGGCCCGAGGAAGCATTAGAAAAACTACGTGCCGGCTTATCTGGCGAAACAGAGCCCCTTAAACAATTAGGCATTTTGTTTAACGCCGCCGCTGTAGACGCAAAAGCCTTAGAAATGGGCCTAGCTGACATGAACGGCGAGATTACCGAAGGCTCTAAAATTATTGCTCGACAAGCGCTAATAATGGAGCAACTGGGCGCACAAGGAGCGTTAGGCGACTTTGCCAAAACGTCGGGTGGCCTCGCGAACCAGCAACGCATACTAACCGCACGTCTAAAGGACGTAGGTATAACCATTGGTACAGCGTTGTTACCGGTCGCAATGCGGTTAGCAGAAGCCGTAAGCGCTCTTATCGCCGTAGGCGAGCGTTTCGCACCTCAAATGCGAGTATTACGGGACCGGGCTAAAGAATTAGGCGAGCAGTGGCTACCGAAACTGCAGAAAGCGTTTAACGACGTTAGGCAGGCGGTAGAACCAGTTATTAAACGTGTTGTGGAGTTTATTAAAACGAACCCTAAGCCGTTTTTAATTGGATTAGCTACCGTTATAGGTGCTGTACTTGTCGGAGCTATAGGCGCCGCCGTAGTCGCTCTGGGCGGCATTATTTTTAGCGTTGGCGGGTTTATTGCCCTTATTGGTGCGGCCGTAACGGCTATTGCTCTGTTTTGGCAAGAATCAGAAACGTTTAGATACGTCGTTACTCGAGTTTTTGAGGACGTAAAAGCCGTTGTAACACCGATATTAGAGGGAATAATCAGCACCGTAGAGGGCATGATTCAAACGTTCCAAGGCGTAATAGACTTTTTGCGGGGCGTATTTAAAGGCGACTTTGAGCTAGCGTTAAACGGCATAAAAGACATAGTTTGGGGACTAGCTCGAACCATACTGAGCCCGCTAGAAGCTATAAAAACAGCGTTTACAACTTTCTTTAGTTTGGATTCTGTAAAAGCCGGGATAGGTAAAGCAATAGACGGCATTGTTGCGTTTGTTAAAGCAATTCCGGACCGCGTCAGCAAGTTAGCTAAAGGCGCTTTTGATTCGCTGCTAACTGAATTTAAGTCAATAATGACTGGGATCGTTAATTTCTTTATTGAAAAAATTAACTGGCTAATTCAACAAATAAACCGGTTGCCGTTTGTCGAATTTGGAGAAATACCGACGTTAAACGTTCCGGACCGGACAGCGTTCGGCCCGCCCAAACCAGACATACCTATATCGTTACCGATGCAGTCAAATAACGCTACGTTGCCAATGCCTGGCGGAATGGCAACCCCTAACGCTGCACCAGTCGTAAACAACTACAACATACAAACGTACACCGACGACCCCGAGGGCCTAATCTCGACAATGAGACGAGCTAATCGTAGCCAAGGGCCGTTACCAGTCGATATTGGGTTTTATTGATGGCGACGCCAACGCCTACCGTAGAAATAGGGTTTATAGGACCAGCGTTTGACAACGCTTTTACGCTTGACGACGCAGTAAAAGGCAAACTAGACAACACCGATTACGTGTTAAGCGGAACAGAAATTATGGCCGATTTAACGAGCCGTTGCGTATCGTTTACAACACGTCGAGGCCGTGACGACTGGACACAACCTTTTAGCCCGGGTAAAGCACGTTTATTATTTAGAAACACGGACGGAGCGTTAGACCCTCTCAACACCTCAAGTACCTATTACCCCGGCATCACCGTAGGCCGCACAGTAAACATAAAATGCAATGGCCATTTAATCTATTCGGGGCTAGTAGAGGACATACAGCTAGGGTATGACACTCAAGGCGACGCGTGGGTAACCGTAATTGCTGAGGATCAATCAAGCGAACTGGGGTTACGGTCGCTAGTAACTGGCACGAGCTTTAGCCAGCAGTTAAGCGGAGCCCGTGTTAGCGCCGTGTTAGCAAACGCCAACATTGATTACGCCGGCAGCACAAGCATAGACACAGGAAACAGCACGCTAGCGGCTGAAACTTTGACCGCTGATATAAACGCTGTTCAATATCTACAAAAAGTAACAAACAGCGAACAAGGCTATTTATATGTGGACCGTTCGGGGCAAATGCGTTTCGAGAACCGCTACGGCCCTATTACCTCAGCCTCAACAGTAACTTTTAGTGATGACGGCTCAGACGTGCCCTATCAACAAATAGGGCGCAACCTCGTAAGCGCCGAGTTGTTTAACCGTTTAACAGCTAACCGCACAGGCGCAGCGGCTGTAACGGCTAACGACACCGCCAGCCAAGATTCTTACGGCATACGACTTTTACCCGTAGGAGAAGTGTTAGTACTTGACGACGCAACGGTAACTAATTTGCTTGATTTCCTTATGGTCCAAACAGCCTCGACGGAGGTACGCATAAACAGTTTGACGGCTGTTTTAGACACGCAAGCGAGCGGCACACAAAACACAATCGCGCAATTAGAGCTAGCTGACGCCGTAACAGTTGAATTTACGCCGCCTGGAGTATCTCAACAAACAACAAACGGTACGTTGCAGCAAATAGGGCACACGTTCACCGTGGGTGAAACGTGGCGCGTTACTCTAGGTATGACCCCACGAGACACAACTAGTTATTTTATTTTGGACGACGCTACCTTAGGGCGGCTAGATCACAACAGCTTAGGATTTTGATATGGCAGGCGCAGGATACAAACAATGGGCAACAGGAGCGGTTCTCACTTCTAGCGACATGAACACGTACGTGGGCGATCAAGTCGTAATGGTGTTTGCTAGTTCCTCCGCTAGAAGCAGCGCCATATCTAGCCCAAGTGAGGGAATGGTAAGTTATTTATCTGACTCAAACGCCGTTGAGGTGTACACGGGTGCCGGGTGGGAGGGTATCGGAGATATTACCGCTGTAAACGCTGGCGCAAACATTGACGTAACAAACGGCACTGGGCCAATCCCAAGTGTCGCGCTAGCGATTGACGCAGAGGTAAATTTTGCTGACCAGTTAGCTACTCGGCCGGAAATGAAAGATTACGCCGAAACGGTAAACGCTATTGGGAGCACCGGCGGCGGGACACAAGACATTGATTTAACTGCTGGGAACGTCGTAAGCGCAACAGTAGACACGAGCGCAAACACATTTACTTTTAGTAACCCGTCGGCTACTGGCAAGTCTTGTAGCTTTACGCTTATTTTGACTAACGGCGGCTCGCAAACTGTCAACTGGCCAAGCGCCGTTAAATGGGCAGGCGGCGCAGCGCCGGCCCTTACCACGTCGGGCGTAGACGTATTAACCTTTTTTACTTTAGACGCCGGGACAAATTGGTACGGATTTACGGCCGGATTGGCTATGGCGTAATGCCTTTAGGGGCTGCTAAATCAGCGTTACTCGGTGCTGCGGGCGTTGGCGGCGCTGCTGGCTGGGAAGTGATCTCAACCACTATTGCAGATAGTTCAAGTGCTACCTATAACTTTACGTCTATTCCGCAGACCTACAGAGATTTAAGAATTGTTATATCAGCGGCGAGAACTAACGTTTACGGAGACAGGACGTTAATGTACGTTGATATAGGCAGCGGCATTGACACCGATTTAACAGATTACGGCGTCCGTACTGTAATGGGTAGCTCGTCCGCGTATGGTTCTATGGCTGTAGTAACAGCTGACAATTACAACGGTGTTTTAGAGGACTTTCCCGGTCAATCAAACAACGGTATGGCTAATTCCTCAATTATTGATTTCATGGATTACGCCAACACCTCAAAATTACCAACTGCAATTATTTGGCAGAATGGTGTTGGAGTTGCCACATATGCTTATCACCACGTGCACGCGGGCTGGAACTACGACGGCGCCGTGGGGGCAGTGACAGGGTTGCGTATTACCAGACCACAAACTACAAGTAATTATTTTTATAAATCACCTATGACATTTACGTTATTTGGTAGAGGGACGGCGGATTGATGGCTGACTTTGAGATAATTACCGAGGGTAAAATAAGTAACAGTACGACGAATAACATTCAGTTCAGTTCAATTCCTCAGACGTATCAGCATCTGGAGATTACGGTGTCGTGGCGCAGTAACGCAGGCACTGGGGACGTTTACCCTTACTTTCAAATGAATGGTGAAACGGGCAGCAAATACGGTAGTGCCGGTTGGGTAAGTGCGTCAGCAAGTAGCGGCACAGTAACGCGCGTCACTCAATACGAAAATATTGCTATTAGCGGTTATTGCGGACTTATGGCATCAAGCGGTTTCACAACCGGAGCATTTGCGGTCGCTACTATGATCGTGCCAAATTACACGGACACATCCCAATATAAAATCATGATGACTCGGGGCGCACAAGGCTCAGGATCGTTTATTGACGGAATGTCGTACGCTTTAGTTGGTGGGGTATCAACTACGTCAGCGGTAACACAAATTGATTTGCTCTCGTGGCCGCCGGGTGGCACCGATTATTACGCTAACGGCACGTCTTACATGCTCGCTGGATATAAGGCTTAAACATGGCAAGCGCGATCACTCACGTTTCAACAGTTACCCCAAGCGGCTCGGCAAATTCAATTGAGTTCACCAGTATTCCGGCAACGTATGACGACCTTTTGTTTATTGGCACTTTGAAAGGTGCCAGTAGTAGTCACTGGGCACCGTTTGATAGTGGCAACAATTTGTTTTTTGGTCACAGCGGCGGATACTGGAACGCAGCTAGCAACTACAACTATCAACAGCTTTACGACCGCTACTCCAACAGCACATTCCTTGGTTACCAAAACAACAATGCCAGCGGAGGAACATCAGACAAAATTAGAGCAGTAGGGATGCCCGGTTCTAACAATGACACCAACAATCCGGGTGGATTTTGGTTGTACGTCCCGGCTTATCGGAACACAACAAACTCGGTTGGCAAAGGCTTTCAGTTGTTTATGGGCTGCATAAGTAACAGCACGAACACTGAACAAGTTGTGCAGTTAAGCGCTGGTGTGCTGCCTAACGCAGGCACCAACAGCGCTATCGACCGAATGGTTATCTATTCTGGTGTTGGCAACTTCACAACCAGTTCAAAAATATCACTGTACGGAATCTCGAACTCGTAGGAGAACAAGCCGATGAAACAAACTATTAACTGCACCACGGGCGAAGTTACGATTGTGGACTACACCGACGAAGAAAAAGCAGCAGCCGCAAAAATATTGGAAGATGCTGACAAAGACTTCACGGACGTTCGCAACTCACGCAACCAGCGACTGGCTGCTACGGATTGGACACAAGGCGCTGACTCGCCACTTAGCGACTCTAAAAAAGCTGAATGGGTCACCTACCGCCAAGAGTTAAGAGATTACCCCTCACAATCTGACAGAGTGTCTACGTTGCCGGACTGGCCAACACCGCCAGCGTAATGATTAAGGAATGGGCGCACGCTCTTAAAGCGGCTGGTCTCAACGTCGAGGCTTTAGACGGCTGGCAAATGCGCGCAGCTAGCAATTATGCGTACGAGCCCGCTGGAATAATGTTGCATCACACGGCCAGCAACCGGAATAGCGGAAACATGCCGTGTCGGCACATTGTCGTAAATGGACGCAAGGACCTTTCCGGGCCGTTATCGCAATTTTTGGTAGGTCGGAACGGCGACATTTTGTTGATTAGCGGCAAACGCTGTAACCATGCTGGCCGGGGCATGGCGTCACGAATAGAACAACTACTGGCCGACGTAGAACCGCCCGATTATGGGCAGGGGCTTTACGACGCACCGAAACCCGGCGCATATAGAAATGGGAATAAGCATTTTGTCGGATTCGAACTGGAGGCAGACGGTATTGGGGAGCGTTACAGCGACCAGCTCCTAGAAGCCACTGTCACAGCTTGCGCTGTTCTTTGTGTTTTGCATGGCTGGAACCCGCTAACCCGTGTCCTTATGCATCGAGAATGGACAAGCCGCAAAATAGACCCCGACTTACGGATACCGTGGCGCAAACTAATAAACGACGCTGTAGAAAACGGCACGTTTGACATACCAGAACAAGCAGAACCACCCCCACCCCAAAAAATACGGACAATGAGGAGGGGCGACATTGGCCCCGACGTTGCAGGAATACAAAAAGTTTTAGGAATAGCGGCTGACGGACACTTCGGGCCAGTGACCGAATTGCACGTGCGCCGTGTGCAACAGAAAGCAAAACCGCCTGTAACGGTAGACGGAATAGTAGGCCCCATCACCTACGCTTTACTAATAAGCAAACAGAAAAGGCCGATCTTAAAGGAGTGGCCCACAAATGTTTTATAAAAACCTGATCGAACGAGCCGTATTAACCGGCATCCAATCCTACTTAGGCATGATGGGAGCGGATCAAATGATGACCCTAGACATGCAGCAACAAGAAATGGCACTAGCGGCCGGCATCGGAGCGGCCTTATCGGTAGTAAAATCTGCAATAGCTAGCAAGCTAGGGGCAGGCACCGCCGATTTACTAGAAAAGTGACCATCGAGGACATAGCCGAGCGGTCCGACGTTTGGCGCGACTCTATAGAACACATCCTAAAAAACGTTAAAGCAATCTTGGGCGCCATTATCGCCGCCGGTATCGGCGTTTGGGCGTTTTGGCCCGACGGCAACCCGGAGCCAACAGCGCCAGTTACCGAGGAAGCGTGCGTAGCGTTGCTGGAATCGTTAAACGATCCAAGCGTTAGAAGCTGGACCGAAGAACAATGGTCGGTTTTTGAACAGTCACAAATAGCTCTCGAGTGTGACTAATCCTTGACGAAAACTAAATAGTTTGGTTTTCTATTCGGTATGCCATGTAAACAAGAATGGATCGCCGTATCCGAAAACAACGGCCAAATAGTAGAAGCGTTAAACGCCGCCGCCCTTGAGATTGGGCCGGTTGCGAAAAGCGGTAAAGCAGCGCAACAAATGGGCGGTTATTCGTTCCGCACTATCGACGATGTAGTAAACGCATGTTCTGGACCTATGGCCCGCAACGGTCTAATAGTTATTCCGGCGATGACAGAAACGAAAAGCGAAGCGTGGAACGATAAATGGCGCAAAGAATACGCCCGCTACCGTTTCCGAATAATGCACGTATCCGGCGAGTGGATCGAAACGGAGATCGTTGCGCAAGCATTAGACAACGGCGACAAGGGGCTAGGTAAAGCTACTAGTTACGCACTGAAAGAGTTTTTGTGCCGCATGTTTCTTATACCAACGGGGGACGACACCGAAGCCACTAACTACGGGGGCAACCGATGAGCCAGCCGACGTTATGGAACGGAGTTGACCCGGAGGAGACAGGCGGCGCTTACCGTAAGGACGGGCCGCAACAGAGCCTGACAGCGGCTAGGAACGTAAAGGTAGGCACTTGGCACGCCTACATAATGGAACTGTTATTGACGTTTTACCCGGAGGGTTTAACCGCTAGTTGCGTAGCTGACAATTCGCCACAATCGGGTAAAGGCACAATGACACCAGAAAAGGCCAACACCCGTTTAAAGGAATTACGCGAAAAAGGGTACGTCGAATTTGCTATAGACGAAATAACACGCCTACCGGTACAGGCCCCAACAACACCAGGCAACACCGGAAGCGTGCACCGCTTAACCCGTGACGGTTACAACGAGGCGCTACGGGTGCACGCCGAACGTATCACGGGGGGCGGACAATGATACCTTTTGAGCTTTTGTTGATATTTGGGCTGATAATCGCCGGGGAAATAATGGATTGTCGAGAACAAGCACAAAACGCCGCTTGGCAACTTGAGTTAGACCGAACACACCACGGCACGCCCCTTAAACCGTATGACTGGCAGATCGAGCCATGAGCGCAGAAATCAGACCCGTGACACTGAAAGCCGCCCGCGCGTTCGTCGGTGAGCATCACCGCCACAACCTCCCCCCACAAGGCGGCATGTTCGCCTGCCAGCTAGTGGAGAACGGACAAACTCGGGGCGTCGCTATCGTCGGCCGTCCCGTAGCCCGAAAACTTGACGACGGATTAACAGCAGAAATAACCCGGTGTTGCACCGACGGCATAACAAACGGCTGCTCCATGCTTTACGGGGCCGCTGTCAGAGCTTGCCGGGCGCTCGGCTTTAGGGCAGTTATTACGTACACGCTCGAATCAGAAAGCGGAGCGTCACTAAAAGCGTCAAACTGGAAACTCGACGCGCAGCTACCGGCGCAGGCATACTGGAAAAACCGTTACCAAACCGATTTATTCGGGAACGAGCAACGACCCCCAGTACCTAAAAACAGGTGGAAGGTCGAGCTATGAGGGAAGCAGAGTTACAGGGAACGATCCTTGACGCCGCCCGCCTATTCGGCTGGATTGTGCAACACAACGCCGACAGTAGACGAGCGCACGCCGGCTGGCCCGACCTCGTGTTAGGCCACCCCGAACGAAAAGAAGTAATCGTATGGGAGCTAAAAACCGCTAAAGGGCGAGTAAGTAAAGAGCAGGCACAGTGGCTAACAGTGCTATCGGAAGCAGGCTACGAAGCCCGAGTAATAAGGCCCGACGATCTGGAATATGCAATAGACCGTTTACAGCACCCTTTAAGTTGTTGGGGTAAGGCACATGCCACCTAAGAAAAAGCCAAGAGTAAACAGCGGGGACGCTCGTATGGACGACGAAAAAGGCGAACAAGCAATAACTAAGCAAGCACGAGAACGAGCATTTGCAGAGGACGACGCCAAACGTTGCGAATGCCACAACTTGTTACCCGGCTTATGTCCTACGAAATGGATGCAAAAATGAGCGCGCAAGCCGTAGGCCACGTATGGAAATACGCCGATTTCGGGGGCGCAAAACTGCTTGTCTTGTTGGCGGTAGCTGACATAGCGAACGACGTACACAACAACGAGATATTTATGGGCTCAGAGCGTTTAGCCGCTAAATGTCGAATGCATCCCGGCAACGTTCGTAAACGATTAAAAGAGCTTGTAGCGGACGGCTGGCTAATCGAATTAGAGCTAGGCGGAGGCATGGGGAAAACCACCAGATACCAATTTGTGCCTGTGGATAAAACCGCGCCTACTGGCGCGAAAGCAGATATACAGCGCGTCATACAGCGCGAACAAGCGCGTTCTACAGCGCGACATATAAAGAGAACTCAATATGAACTCAAAACAAAAGAAGATTCTGCTAACAATTACGCTGCTGGTCGTGTGGATAACTACAGCGCCAAGCACGACAGTTGCCACACCCGAGAACAAAAAGACAGAAACGCCAGCGGTCTTATTGCAGCGCGAGCCGCTTTATCCGACGACGACAACGGAGGCAATGAGGAACCATCCTCAGTTTCCGACGCCGCAAATAATCCGCCGCCCCCGGCAAATCCCTAGAACCGTGAGTTATCACCCCACCACAACAACGACAACGGCCGCAATTTCCACTGTGGAATTGAGCATTGAGCAAATTATTTGCGCTAAAGCGTGGAACTGTGAGGAAGCGTTACAAGTGGCTTACTGTGAAAGCCGGCTAAACCCCGGCGCTATTTCACCAACAAACAGCAACGGCACACGGGACTGGGGGCTCATGCAACTGAACGACGGAGCCTGGGGTAAACGAGTATTTGGTAAACGCTGGGACCAAGTGCTGGACGCAAAAACAAACGTAGACATGGCCTGGCACATTTACCAGACAGCCGGCAACAGTTGGCAACCGTGGACGTGCCGGCCATGATCGCCCGACTATGCAGCGCCCCCGGATGCGGTGAACTTGTACAAAAGGGCGGGGGGGTATGTCAAAAACACGCCCCACCCCCTAAAAAATCACACCAGCGCTATAACAACGCAGCTTGGCGCCGACTCAGCAAGGCCGCCCGGCAAGCCCAACCGTGGTGCACATTTTGTGGCAGCACAGCAGATTTAACACTGGATCACGTAGAAGCCGGAAAAGACACCGGGGGGTATCTCGTACTGTGCCGCTCTTGTAACTCATCAAAAGGAAACCGAACAATACAAGAAGCCCTAGACCGCTTAGCCCACCCCTCAAATAGAGCCAAAGGGTTAGACCCA